GAATCAAGCCTGGGATGATGTTGACTTTGTTGACTTAGAAGTCTTAGAAGACTTCATTGCCAAAGCCGAAGCTATTCGAGATGGTAGAGATTACGATGAGCGTGTTACCATGCCCATTGATATCTCTGATGAGGACTTCGCTCAAATCGCTAGAATGGCACATGATCGTGACATTACATTTAATCAAATGGTAGAACATATTCTGCGTGAAGAAATTAAACGCCACGCCTAAACCAGTTTGCTATAAGCCCTCGCTATTCGGTGCCCTCAGGGGCACTTTTTTTGACTAGAGACAAACAAAAGTGCTATAATAACTTATGAAACGTTTGAATTATGTGGAAGATTATATAGATCTTTTAGCAAAACATCACCAACTTACTTGGCCACCAGTTGCTCCTTTAATTAAATTAGCCAGATACGATGAGCCAATTGTGGCTGGGATGGCGGAACAACTTAATCAAAACACAGGCTTTACTGATAAGCAGGCAGAGCTAGCTCATAAAATTGTAATGAAATATCGCAAACAATGGACTGGCATTGGTTACGATGTAGAACATCTTTCCGTACCCAAGTACCGGCTGCCTATTAGAAAGATTGATAGAAGGAAAATAGTTGATATCAAAAATAATCAAATTCAATTAAGATTTCCCTACGATCAAGATTTGATTAGCAAAATACGAGCAGCAGTAAACGACATCCCAGGAAGTTTATTTTTTGATAGAGAACAACGTGCCTGGTGTGCAGCCATGATTGAACCCAGAATAGTATGGGCTAAAGAATTTGGCTGTATGTATCAATTTGACTTTACTGAGGAATTCGATTATGTGTTAAATACTTTGTTGAGTCAAAAAGATTATAGTATTGAACTAGTTAGAATTAACAATGAATTTAAAATCACTAATGCACATGATTCTTTACTACAATATATCAATGAACATGGTGGGTTAGTTGACAGTAATCTATTACAACTGCTCGATCTAAGTGGTATATGTTGTTATTCTGTCAATCCAAGTATATTCAATGAACTTAAAATAGATGATGTCATACGGAATATGTTGACTAATAGAGAATTAAATTTATTATATGGTCAAGCGGGAATTAATTTGCAACCAGCTATTGAATATGCTAAAATTACTAATAGGTTTCCAATTTATGTATACGAAAATGGCCACAATGCGATGCGTAAACAGTTGGATAAGTATTTCTCCGCAACACAAATAGTCGAACGAAAAAATACAACTAGCACCAATGATGTAATATATTTCAACCATTGGAAATACGCAGATGAATATATGCCTTTATTATTGACTACTCATACATTGATGATTGGTAATAGACGTTTACAAATGCTGCATGCCGCAGAAAAAGTTTTTTATTATACACAGGAAATAGTAACCGATAATGCAATGTCAGCTATTAATTAAGGACGAAGTCAATGTCAAGATCGATGGATTAGATGTAAATACACGCCGAGATCTGACTAAACACTTTAAATATGAAGTACCTGGAGCGAGATATCTACCGGCAGTACGATTAGGTCGGTGGGACGGAAAAGTTAGTTATTTCAGTTTGGCTGGTTCTACTTACATCAATCTGTTACCAGAAATAGTTCCTATATTAGAAGAACGTGGATATGATATCAATCTACAAGATACAAGATCTTATTCTACCACATTTGCTTTTGAACAAGTGCATGAACAAAGTTTTAAGCACCAGCACTGGCCCGACGGGCACACCCAAGCTGGGTTGCCTGTGCTATTACGCGATTATCAAGTTGAAATAGTCAATCGTTTTTTACAAAATCCTCAATGTATACAGGAAGTCGCCACCGGTGCAGGAAAAACCATTATGACAGCAACTTTAAGTGCCAGTGTTGAAAAATATGGTCGTAGTATAGTCATTGTGCCAAACAAAAGTTTAGTGACACAAACTGAAAAAGATTATCATGTACTGGGATTAGATGTTGGAGTATATTTTGGTGACCGTAAAGAGTTTGGCCATCGTCATACTATTTGCACGTGGCAAAGTTTAAATGTACTTTTAAAAAATACCACGCAAGGCAGTGCCGATATCGCCATTGGCGAATTTCTTGATAATGTAGTATGTGTTATAGTAGATGAAGTACACATGGCCAAAGCAGATGCCTTGAAATCATTGTTAACTGGGGCAATGAGTCATGTACCCATTCGATGGGGATTGACCGGCACTGTGCCAAAAGAAGAATATAATCGTTTAGCAATATTGTGTACATTGGGTCCAGTAATAGGTCAACTCAGTGCCAGTGAGTTACAAGAACAAGGTGTATTGGCTGAATGTCATGTTAATATTGTTCAATTACAGGATCACAAAGAGTACACAAATTATCAAAGTGAACTCAAATATCTATTAGAAAATCAAGATAGATTAGATTATATCAGCAGCATGATTGAACGCATACGTGGTTCGGGCAATACCTTGATCCTAATTGACCGTGTGGCTGCCGGCCGTGCTTTGGTAGAACGAATTCGAGATGCGGTATTTGTATCAGGTGCTACCAAAGGTAGTGAAAGGCAAGAAGAATATGACGAAGTGGCAACGGCAGCAGATAAAGTCATTGTCGCAACCTACGGTGTGGCAGCAGTTGGCATCAATATTCCTAGGATTTTTAATCTTGTGCTTGTTGAGCCTGGTAAAAGTTTTGTACGTGTCATACAAAGCATTGGGCGTGGTATTCGAAAAGCGTCAGACAAAGACTTCGTACAGATCTGGGATATAACATCATCATGCAAGTTTGCCAAGCGGCATCTTACACAGCGTAAGTCTTTTTATAAAGAGGCTAATTATCCATTTGACTTTGAGAGAGTAGAATACTTATAATAACATTATGTCAAGAATACTTAATTTAGATACCAATAGGTCTTATGACCTTAATGAAATACCCGACGAAGTAGAAGATCTACGATTTTGTGTATTGGATAATTCTGATCCTAAAACACCAGACTATTTTTATATTCCATTAATATTTCTCGAAAGTTTTAATTCGCCAGCACTGGTATTACGCATAGGTGATCATACAGTGAAAATGCCTGTAGATTGGCAATTATTGATAGGTGAGATTGATTTAGGTGATCTCGAAGTCGTACCACTTACCAGTATAAATGATCGTGGGTTCTCAGCCTTTTGTTTCAATCCAATTACTAGTTATCGGCCTGAGTTTCATCAAGTTGAAATCATTGATATCTATCAAGATGTAAAATGGTATTTTCCTAAACTTAAACCTGGTCAAATGTTAGCAGTTCCTTTAAATACAGATGATGATAATCCATTGTGTGCGTTTTTTGTAAAAGACATAAGTCGAGTAAGTGAAGTAGTTGACTTTGGAAAGGCATGGTAATGAGTGACAAACTTAGTATAGCTAGCGAGATGCGTGCCTTTGACACCAAAGACAGAGATTTCTATGATAATCTCAACGACGAGGAACGTAAAAAATTCAGTACCTACTTAATTATGAAATACGGAGCCAACGTTGAAGGTATTGTTGATTTGCAAGAATATTATCTATTAGCACATAATCAAAGAGTCAATGAAAACTTTTTTGACCTAGGTAGACATCCTAAGTTACAGTGGTTATTATGTACCACTGTTAGTCCGGGAATGGGAACACATCGTCATTTTTGGTTGAAACCTAAAAAGAAAGTTAGCAACGCGAAATTGGCACAATTTTTACAGGAACAATTTCCTCTTGCTAATGAAGATGAAATTGAATTAATGATCAAACTCAATCCAAAAACTGATATTGCTGACATGGCACGTAGTCTTGGGTGGGATGAACGACGGATAAAAGATGAGCTATGAATGTGCTTACTGTAAAAAAACTTATAGAAAAGAATCTACACTGACCAGTCACAGTTGTGAACGTAAGCGTAGATTTCAACAAGAGCAAGAAATTGGTGTACAATGGGGGTTTCAATCTTATTTAATTTTTTATGAGACTACACAAAATGGCAATAGAAAAACTTATGAACAATTTGTTGACAGCAGTTATTACACTGCTTTTGTGCGGTTTGGTCGCCATAGTCACAGCATTCATTGTCCTAACCTTGCCAATTTTACCCGGTGGCTACTAAAAAATAATCGTCGTCTTGATCATTGGTGTTCTGATCAATACTATGCAGAATGGCTAAATGAATATGTTAAACGTGAGTCAGTTCAAGATGCACTAGAACGTAGCATACAATGTATGATAGACTATGCACATGAACACCCCGATCTACGCAATGGGTATCGTGATTACTTTAGACTAGTAAATGAGAATAGAATTTGCTATCATATTTCATCAGGTAGGATTAGTCCTTGGGCTGTTTACAATTGTGAATCTGGACAGGATTTTCTCGGAAGATTAAATGAAGATCAAGTAGCTATGATAAATGATATAATTGATCCTACTTATTGGCAACCAAGATTTCGAGATTTGCCCGATGATGTAATTTTTGTTACCAAAGTACTTAAGTTAGCTTTTTTATGAAATTTACCAGTGACGTTGATATTGATTTTGCAGATAGAACAAAAATATTGCAATTAATAAAATATCATTCAGCCATAATTG